CGCACCCCCACCCCCCGCCGCACCGTCGCCGACGGCCGCCCCAGCCGCCGCCTACCCACCCCCACACCGTTCCCCGTGCCCCACCTGCGGGGAAACCGTCGGCATCAAAGCCGCCGGCCGCGGCGGGGTGTCCATCACCAGCGCCGCCATCGACGGCCAGTGCGAAGCCTGCGGGATGCGGCAGCGATACCTCGACACCGTGGACGAAGTGAACGCGATCAAAGCCCGGGACGGGAAGCTGACCCTGGCGCTGCGCTCGAAACGCCGCAAGGCCCGCCTGCACGCCCAGCGCATCACCAAGGATGGCCGCGCCTACCACCCCGACGCCCACCACGGCACCAACCATGCCTATCTGCACTTCGGGTGCCGCTGCGAGGCGTGCCGCGGCTGGAAAACCTCGGAGAACGCCGAACGTCGCGCCCGCCACACGGTGACCGCGTGACCCGCGCCGAACGCCTCACCACCGTCGACACCACCCCCACCCGACCCCGCCGACCTGCCCACCTTCACCGCCCCCCCGGACGTCCTCGCCCGGGTCGCCGAACAGGGCCGCTGGCATATCGAACACATCGGCGGCACCGGCCGCTGGGCCGCCTGGCTACGACCCCCCGCCGGCGGGGTCCGCTTCTACACCGAGGCCGCCGGATGGGCTTCGTGCGCGGTGCACGCCCGCCGCGTCCATCAGGCCATGGTCACCGTCGAAGTCCTACGAAAGGGCACCCCCTCATGAATCCCCCCGCCGACCACCAGCTGCGCGCCGAGAACACCGAACTGCGGGCCGCCCTGCACCGCGTGCACGCCCTCGCCCACCACTACCTCGCCCAGCCCGACGGCACGATCGACCACCGGGACGCCGCCGATGCGTTCCTCGACGCCATCGAGGGTCCGCGATGATCGCAGACTGGGCGGTCGAGGCGCAGACCGACGACTACCTCGAACTGCGCGCCCTGGGCACCCCAGTCGGGGAGGCCCTGCGCCGCGTCGGGGTCGGCCCCGCCACGATGGATCAACGCCTGTACCGGCGCAGCACCCGCGATACCGCCCTCGCCGCCTACCGCACCCGATAGGACACCGCAGACATGACCGGATACGACTGGCGCCGCCAAGCCGAACGACTCGAACGAGAAAACGCAGACCTGCGCAGACAAACCGACCGAGCCTGGGGCATCGCCCGGAACATCGCTCACGCCGCCATCGCCCGCGGAATCCTGCTCGACACCGACGGCCTCGGCGACCACTGGCTGAGCCTGCGCGCCATCGAGATACACACCGCAGCACGCGCAGACCTGCTCGAACAGTTCCGCAAAGCAACAATTACGGCACTGCACAACGCCGACGACGCCGTGTCCGCAGGCGCGGACCCCGCCCAGGTGCTCGAGTCCATCGGTAAGGGCCTGCGCGCCGCGAACGACCGGGCGAAAAACGCCAGCATGAAAGACGCCCGTGACCGCGCACACCACGAACTCGCAGAACTCGACGAACCGGCACTGTTCACGATCGGGGCCACGGCATGACCGAACGCCGCTACCTGATCGACGCCGGCACCCAACGCGCCATCGTCACCCACCTCCACCGCATCCCCGACACCCTCGCAGACCTCGAAGCCACCCGCACCCGCCAAACCCAACACTCGAACCCCTACGCCCCCCGAGTCCGCAACGGATCCGACGAGCAACCCATCCCCGTCGACCTCGCCGCCACCGACGCCGACCGACACCTGCGCTGGCTGATCGGCGCCTGGGTGCAGTACACCCTCGACCACCGCGCCCTCGACTACCACCGGCCCGCGCCCGCCCCGGCGAACCCGACACCACCGAGGCGCCGCCGCCTGGCTGTCCGCCCACGTGGCCGACCTCGCCCAATGCCCCGACGCCCCCGCATTCCTGCCCGACCTACGCTGGGCACTCGACAACGCCGCCACCCACTGCGACCGCCCCGGCCGCCCCGAACACGACACCACCACCGACCCCACCGCCGCCGCCGCCCGCATCGCCCACCAACTGCACCCCGCCGCCACCGTCGCCCGCATCATCGCCACCCTGGTCGACACCCCGCCCAGCCGGGACCTGATCCGCAAGTGGGGCACCCGCGGACACATCACCGCGCACCGCGACGACCTCGGCAACACTGTGTACCGGGTGGGGGACGTCCTCGACGCATGCCTCGCCGCCACCGACTGACCCACCAACCGAAGGGCAACCACCATGACCGAACACGCCGACCTCGCCCACCTGATCGACACCATGCGCCCGAAGGACCGGCACGCGATCCCCGGCGGCCGATGGCCCGAAGCGCTGGCAACCCAGATCCTCGCCGCCGGATACCGAAAGATCCCCACCGAACCAGCCTGTGGCGGCACCACCCACGCCCACATGATCGCCACCCGCCTGATCACCGACGGCGACTGGGAAACGTCCCACGACTGGTGCGCCTGGTGGTCGACGCGCTGCTCGCCGCCGGCTACAGCAAACCCAACCCAGGAACACACCAGGTCGCAACACCAGACCCCAAAAACCCCTCGCCCGCCCTGATCGAGGCCGCATACATCGCGCAGGACGACCTGTCGACCCCACCCACCTGGGCGATCGGCGCCGCCGCCGAAGTCATACAGACCTACATCGAGGCACAGGGACACACCCGCGTGCACGTGCTCGGACACCCGAAGGACTGACCCATGGCCACCAACAGCGCCGAATATGCGCGCAGAATCGCCGACCGCACCGCCACCAGCACCTACTGGAACACCATCCACGGCCTGGTGCGCAACGTGGCGAACGCGCTGATCGACTACGGCTACCGCCGCACCTGGACCATCAGCACCGCCGCCGAGGTCGAGGCCCTGCCCGAAGGCACCGTAGTCCTAGTGCAGGGCATCGCCTGGCAGTCCGAACGCGACGGATGGCTGACCGCAGGCATCACCAGGCACATGCGCCCCCACGAACTGATCGAGGCCGCCGCCGGGCACTACGCCGTCGACCCCGTCGCCATCACCGTGATCCACACCCCCGAGGACTGACCCATGACCGACACCAGCGAACTCGCCCACCTGATCGCCACCACCCGACAGACCGCAGTCGACGCCCACTGGGCCAACCTCGACCACTGCCGCCCCAGCGAAGTCCCCCGCGTCGTCGCCGACATCAACAGGATCAGCGCCAACGCCGCCGCCGAGGGTGTCCTCGCCGCCGGATACCGCAAGCCACACGTCATCACCACCCGCGCCGAACTCGACGCCCTACCCCCCGGCACCGTCGTCCTATGGAACGACAGCCCCCACTGGGACCCCGAACCCGAGGTCGCCATCATCGACACCGACTGCATCCGCCACACCGCAAACGACTACTGGCACACCCACCACGGCCGCATCCAACTGCCCTGCACCGTGATCCACACCCCCCCAAACCCCCCAAACCCCCACCACGTCCGAGGACCGACCGTGAACACCGCACTGATCGCCGGATACCTACTGTGCAGCATCACAACCGCCGCACTGTTCCACCGCTACTGGGCACGCACCAGCAAACGCCGCTGGCCCGAACTCGGCCGATCAACGTTCGACGCGGACGTCTGGACACTCACCGCCCTACTCGCCCTCGCCGGACCCATCGCCCTACCCATCGTCGCCACCGCATACCTGCGCGAAACCCCTGACCAAACCCCCAACCCCCCACCACGTCCCCCGACCGGCACTAGACCCGCGTGCGTGCGCGCAAGGGTTGCTTGTCCGCACGCACGTGTTACGCTGCGCGTGCGTGCGACCTGACCGGGTCCCCCGCATGACCGGCCCGGCTTGCACAGCGCGGGTGGGTGCACAACTGAATGCCGGCGGGTGCCCCTTCCCCACGATCGTGGGTGGAGTCCTGATAACCCCATTCACCTCGGGGGCATCACGCCGGCGCCTCACACTCACCTCGAGGATGGCACCGTGACCTATCTGCGCTGGGCGTTCGATGCGTTCGTGCGGCACCTGATCATCCTCGCCATGCGGCACCACCACTAGGAGACACCCACCATGTTCGGATCCTCGCTGGCCGACCTGCCCGACCTGATCACCCTCGGCAAGGCCGTCCTGACGTTCCTGGGTGTGGTGGTGCCGATCGTGGCCTCGCTGCTGGGCTGACCCCCTCACCGTCCGGGGTCCTTCCGTCCCCCGGATCCGGTCGCCCGACGCCGCGCCCCCCGCGCACCGCGCCACCCGCGCACCGGGCGACCACCCCGAACCCCGCCACCCGCCCCCACTCTCCGGGTGGGCGGGGTTCCCCCCATCCCACCCCCCGTGAGGTACCCCGTGCAGACCGCGTACGACCAACTGGCCTACCTGACCGCATGCCGCGACCGCGCCCACACCACCGGCGACACCCGCGGCACCGCCGTCCTCGACCGGCAGATCACCCACCTGACCGCCCAGCTGCACCCCGGCCGCACGGCCACCCCCTGACACCGCACGGCATCGGGGGCACCCCCCGAACACCCTGCGAGGCCCCACCCCCATGGCGCGTCCCGAACTGACCCCCGACCTCGAGTCCCTGATCCGCGAGGGCCACGCCACCGGCCAATCCCAAACCGTCATCGCCGACCGCGCCGGCATCACCCAATCCGACGTCTCGCACCTGGCGAAGAAACTCGGCCTGATATGGGCGATCAGCCCCGCCGTCGCCGCGATGAACGCCCGCCAACGCGAACGCCTCGCCCGGGCCCGCGCCGACCTCGCCGAACAGGCCCTGGCCGACGCGATCCACCTGCGCGAACGCATCTGGGACGAATACACCGTGGTGGTCGGCACCCCCGACGGCCCCCGCGAACACACCCTGGACCTGCCCGACGCCAAGGCCGTCAACGACTTCGCCGCCGCCGTCGAACGCCTGGTGAAAACGCACGAGAACCTGACCCGCCTCGGCGCGGGCAGTGACACCGACACCGCGAAGTCGACCCTGGCGAAGATGCACGACGTGCTCTCGGCCCTCGCCGTCGAGGCCGCCGACGTCGCCTCGCTCGAACCGCCCGACCACTGACCCCGAAGGGGGACCCCGCCGTGACCGTCGTCCGTTCCGCCCTGTGGGTCGCCCTCGAGGCCGCGCAGTTCCTGCTGGACCTGGCGAAGATCGCCGCCGCCGACCGGTGACCACCGTCCAGGTGCTCGACCCGATCGACCGACTGCCCCTGTCCCGCAAACAGGCCCTGTCGGTGGGCCTCGCCGACGCCGACGCCTCGCGGGCGCAGATGAACCTGTGGGAAGGCGCCGTCCGATCCGGTAAGACCGTCGGCTCCCTGTTCGCCTACATGATGCGGATGGCCAAGGCCACCGGCGCCGGCGAACAGGTGATCATCGGCCGCACCCGCGACACCGCCTACCGCAACCTGATCGCCCCCCTGCAGGACCGCACCAAGTTCGGGGACTGGGCGGATCAGGTGCGCTACAACCGCGGCGCCCCCACCGCCGAAGTCCTCGGGCACACCGTGCACGTCCTCGGCTCGAGTGACGTCCGATCCGAGGGTGTCATCCGCGGTATGACCGTCGAAATCAGTTACTGCGACGAGATCACCCTCATGTCCGAGGACTTCGTGCGGCAGCTGATGGCCCGGCATTCGGCGCCGAACGCCTGGTGCGGCGCCACCACCAACCCCGACGCCCCCAAGCACTTCATCAAACGGGACTACATCGACCGCCGCCACGAACGCGGCCACCGGGTGTTCCACTTCGAGCTCGAGGACAACCGGCCGTATCTGCCCGAGGGGTTCATCGAAAACCTGTCCGCCCAATACTCGGGGCTGTGGCACGACCGGTTCATCCGTGGCCTGTGGACCATGGCCGACGGCGCCATCTATCCGATGTTCGACCCGGCCCGGCACGTCGTGCAAACCCTGCCGCCGATCCACCGGCTGATCGCCATGGGCATCGACAACGGCGTCGGCGGGGACGCGCACCCCGCCGCCGGGATCCTGCTCGGCGTCGGCACCGACTCCCGCCTGTACGCGGTCGCCGAATGGGCACCCGGCACCGGCACCGACGCCGACCGCACCAAGGCCCTGCGCACCTTCACCATCGAGCACGGCACCCCAGACTTCCTGTTCGTGGACCCGTCGGCCGCCGGGTTGCGGATGGAACTGGGCCGGGTGTTCGGCAACGTCGGCAAGGCCACCAACAGTCACAAAATCGGCATCGGCCTGGTGGCCTCGCTGCTCGCCACCGACCGCCTGCTGATCCACGCCTCGTGCACCAACCTGATCGGCGAATTCCCCAACTATGTGTGGGACAAAAAAGCGGTCCTGCGCGGCGACGAGGATCCGGTGAAGGAACACGACGACTGGCTCGACGCGCTGCGCTACGCCGTCGCCACCAGCCGGCCCCTGTGGCTTCCCTACATTCCCACCCTGCACGCCGCCCAGGCGTTGCCCGACGACCAGATCGAGGTACTGACCCCGTGAGCCTGCCCGCCAACGGCACCGCCTGGCCGCCCCGCGACCTCGGCAAGGTCACCGCGCACACCGCCGAATCGCGGGTGTGGTGGGTGGGCGACCCCGAGAAGCTGCACAAGTACTACCAGGACGGGGCCGCCGCCCCCTCGATGGCGGGCCGCCTGCGCCGCGCCTGGTCCGAATTCTGGGGCAACCCCGTGGGCGCCACCGCCCAACCCGTCAAGCGCCTGCACGTCCCCATCGCCGGGAACATCCCGAAACTCAGCGCCGCCGAACTGTTTTCGGACGGCCTGCAGGTCACCACCGCGAAGCCCACCACCGTCGGCCCCGCCGAGGGGGCGCCGCTGACCGTGGACCGGGTGCAGGCCCGCGCCGACCTGATCCTGAACACCGAACAGCATCACGCCGCGCTGCTGTCCTCCGGGGAGGCGTGCAGCGCCCTGGGTGGCACCTACGCCCGGGTGGTGATCGACCCCGAGGTCGCCGACCATGCGTTCCTGGACTACGTGCAGGCCGACCGGGCGTTCAGCGAATGGCGCTGGGGCCGGCTGGTCGCGGTCACGTTCTGGTCCGAACTCGAGAACGCCGACCCGGACATGGTGCTGCGCCACCTCGAACGGCACGAGAAGGGCCGGGTGGTGCACGCCCTCTATCAGGGCACCGCCCGCACCCTCGGCCGCCGCATCGACCTGGGCGGGCACGCCGCCACCGCCCGCCTGAAGGTGCAACTCGGCACCGACGGGGAGTCGTATGTGGCGACCGGCGCCGACGACGCCCTGTCCGCCGGCTACGTCCCCAACGTGCGCCCGAACCCCGACTGGGCCGACGACCCCACCCTGTGCGACCTGGGCCGCTCCGACCTCAGTGTCGACGTAATCCCGCTGCTGCACGAGATCGACGCCGTCTACTCGAGCCTGGCCCGCGACTTCCGCATCGGGCAGGCCCGCATGTACGCCTCGGAGAACGTGCTCACCACCGGCGGGTTCGGCGGCGGCCAACACCTGGACAACAGCCAGGAGGTGTTCACCCGGGTAGGGCAGTCCATCGGCGCCGAGGGTTCCATGGCCTCCCTGTTCGAGTTTCACCAGCCGCTGCTGCGGGTCGCCGAACACTCGCAGGGCGCCGACCTGCTGGTGCGGGAGGTGCTGCGCCGCACCGGCTACAGCCCCCTGTCGTTCGGCCTGCCCGACGAGGTCGCCCAGACCGCCACCGAGGCCACCGGCAAGGCCCGGCAAACCCTGAACACCACCAAGGCCAAGGCCCGGCACTGGGCGGGCATGCTCGCCCCACTGGCGACCACCTGCCTGCGCATCGACGCCCACCAGTTCCCCAGCAAGGGCGCCGCCCCCACCGACCAGCTGGAACTGAACTGGCCGGCGTTCGCCCGCGAATCGGAACTGGCCAAGGCGCAGACCGTGCAGTCGTGGGACGTGGCGGGGGCGGCCTCGACCCGCACCAAGGTCGCCTACCTGCACGACGACTGGGACAGCGCCCGCATCGACGCCGAGGTCGCCGCCATCGACCGGGCCGGGGCCGTCCCCGACCCCGGGTTCGACGGGTTCCCGTAGACCCTGACCGAAGTGAGGTAGCCCCGTGCCGATGGATCCCCGCGCCGCCGACGGTGTCACCGACCGCCTCGGCCGACTGTACGGCGACGCCGAAACCACCATCCTCGGGCACCTCGCCGAGACCGTCGCCGACGGGGCCGACGACCCCGACTGGGCGGACCGGCAGACCGCGCAGCGCGAACGGTTCCGGCGGGCCACCATGACTGTCGCCGCGCAACTGCAGGACGACGCCCCGGGGGAGGTGGCCGCCGCGGTCACCGAGGCCGAAC